AATATACTGACCTGCGTGGTCACCACTGTAATTTGATGTAATTGAAAATCCCATTTTTCTATTTATTTATTTAAGTTATACCAGTATTTTTCTTGTCTTGTCATTTGTGCAAAAGGCTTGTCATTAGTTGTAAAAGCCTTAGCAAACTTAGATACTTTTACAGGTGCTTCAGCTGGTGCTTGACCTAACTCTTTTACCTGTGCTTCTAAGTTTGTATTTTCTTGTTGTAACTCAGCTATATTTTCATCTTTAGCTAAGTTTTCACCTCTAAGCTCATCAAGCTCAGCAGATATACGTGAAATATCTTTGCGTACTTCTTCTAGTAGTTCTTTTACTACACTACCTACCTCAGCAAATAGTTCAGCGTTGTCAGACATATAAGTTTCCTCATCATCTTTTTTCATATCGTCTTCGTCATCCTCTGCTTCTACTTCTTCAGCTACTTCAAGTACTACACCCTCAGCATCTACACTAAAAGTAGTGCCGTCTTCTAGGCTATATGTACCCTCAGGCATTGGTGTCTGCACACCGTCTTCTGATAGTATGTTAACTACTACACCTGCAGCTAGTTCATCAGCTTCAGATACTATAATTGTGCCGTCTGCTAACTTTCCTTCAAACATTAGCTGCACTTCTTGTGTTTCAGTTGCTTCATCATTTAAGCCTAAAGCAATACGTATTCTTTCTTTTAAGTCCATTTTAGATAGTTATTAAGGTGCTTTTAGTATAATATATAATTCAAGTTATTTTGTTTCATTTTCACGCTTTACAATTCTTTCTGCCCATCGTAACATAACGTCACCCCCCCATAAGTTATATGATATAGTACCACAGTCATCCCAGTTACCTGTATCAAAGCCTTGTGCACGGCTTAGGTAACTGTATACACGCTTTACAGTTTTGAAGCTTATAGGCTTACGTGATGCTAACTGTTGAGCACGTACCTTGCCTGTTTGTGTTGCACATTTGTTGCCACGTTCTTCGTTTTCAATTATAGCACGTTCTGCATTAGCACTTGCACCTTTAGGGTAGTCAGTATAACTAGCTAACATAGTACATGTATCGTTAGCTTCTATATCTTCAATAACTTCCATTAGTGCCTTGACTATATCGTGGTTATTGCACGGCATATAATACAAGTCACCATCGACTTGATGTTCATGTGTACCCTCACAGCCTAGTTCTTTAGCTGCTTCAATAGCATCTTTTATATCAGTGTATAAAGGTAAGCCACCTATTTCACCTACAGGTTCTGCTAGCCTTTGTGTGCTTAGTGTTTGCATTTTGTCTACAAAGTAACCCTCTATACTAAGGCCTTTTAGTTCACCGTCTTTAATTCTGTTCCATACTTCATCATTCTCAATACGCATGCTTACTGCCCACGTGCCTACAGGTAAGTCGTAGCCGTATAGTGCAGTCTTGTCTGTTTTACTGTCTTGTACTATCCAGCTTTCAACAGTATACACACCTGTTACTTTTTCTTCATGCTGTATAGTTGCATTGTTAGTGTTTTGGTGCTTCATGTATGCTTCACTAGCTTTACGGACTGTATCAGCTGTAAAGTATACATAGTAGTCTTGACCTGTTTGTTCATCATACCTGTATATTTGCTTATACGGTATAAGTGCAGGGCTTACTAGTAACCTTTTTTCATCATCTATAGCTGCTAGTGTTAGGTTGTTCTTTTGTTTATTAAAGTATACAAAGTTCTGTTCTATAGCAGGGCTACTAACTAAGCTTATCGCATCAATAGCTAGCTGTTCACTATCTTTGTCAATTACTAGTTCTACTATTTTATAGTTGCTGTTAGCAGCTTCACATTCAGCTAGTGTATTGTATCTACATGCACCGTCACCGAACCTATATTTACCGTTACCACATTTTTTACAAGGCATATTTCTTTTATTTTATATTGTTGCTTTTTGTCTTATCTTATTCAAATTATTTTGACTTTCTGTTATATCGTCAGTCACTACAAACGCTTTGATTGCACCTATAGTCGCACCACCTGTACCAGTATCTAGTGTGCCACCATTAGCAAAACCTACACCACCACCTGCTTCATTTATAGCACTTAGTAAAGGCTTGAACATACGTGTGCTTCGTGCATTTATTACAGTTTCACCTTTGCTAAGCCTAGCACTTACACTGTCACTAGTACCAGTACCTGCACCCCTTACTACACCACCTCTAGCAAACTCAGGCTCAGGTGTTGCTGTTATAGCGTTAACTTGCTTGAGGCCTGCTGCTACAGCTAGTGCTGCAAAAGGTATACCTAAGGGTACACCAAACTGTGCTAAAGCCTTACTAGCTGCTTGATATGTATTGATAGTAGCTTGTGCTATTGCAGCTGCTTTGCCTGCTGCACTTTCTTTACCGAACACGTCTTGTGCTGTACTTAGGCCTGTCATTAAGCCATCCTGCATAGCTGCCTGTTTAGCCTTTGCGTTTTTTAATTCATCGTCATCAAGTTTCTTTTTGTCATCAGCTACTTTTTTATTTGCTGCTGCTAAATCATCTGCTGCTTTTTTGTCTAGTGCAGCTTGTTCACGTGTCAACGTTTCTATTTCAGTAGCTATCCTTTTACGTGTTTGGAACGACTGTGTCTGTAAGTTGATAAGTTCTACTTCTAACTGTGCTAACTCGTCAAAGTCTTCTTCTAAACTTTCGCCTAAGTCTACTTCAGCTTGCTTAGCAGCTAGCTTTTCTTTTTGTAACTGTATTGCTTTTTCTGTAGTAGCTATTTCTAAGTCACTAGCCTTTTGAAGTGCTTCAAGCCTTTCGTCTAGTGTTTTATTTTCATCTAGTGCTTCAAAACGTGCTTTTTGTATTGCTTGTGCTGTCTTTGCTTTCTCTATACTAAACTCACGTTCAGCATCTTTTATCTTTTGTAATGCACCAGCTAATTCTATTGCTGCATTAGTTTCGTTCTTTATTTCAGTTGTAATTTCTTTAATTGAATTGGCAAAGTTTTTACGTTGTACTTCATCCATACCTGTAGCCACTTGTAGTGTAGCACTAGCAAAATCTTCTGCACCCTGTTTAACACCATCAAAGTCTAAATCTATAGCTGATTTAATTATTTTACCAAATGCTTTGAATTGGTCAATAGTACCCTCTATTCTATTTATAAGGTTTTCTTTTATAGTATTCCATAAACCTATGATTGCTTCTTTAGGGTTGCTAAAAGCATTAACTATTGTTTCACCTACTGCACTAAATCTATCTGTAAGTACTGCAACTGCTGCACCAAAGCCTTTAAATATTCTTTGTAATTGTTCAGCACCCCTTTTAGTATTTGTAAAGTATGCTATCAAGCTACCTATAGCTATCACAAAAGCACCTATACCAGTTGATATAAGGCCTGCTTTTATGCTACCGAACATAGCTTTTGCTGTTGGTATAATTTTAGCGAATGCACCTTTCACACTGTTAAGGCTAACACCCATTATACTAAAGTTACCAGCTGCTTCTTTTGCTGCATCACTAGTTTCTGCAGTTGACTTTTTTACATTGTCTAAGTCTTTATTCGCTGCAGTAGCATCAGTCTTTACACTTATTATTATTTCTTCTTTTGCCATTTGCCTAGTATTATACTATTGTACTTTGTTTTTTTATTGTATCGTGTTACTAAAGGTAGCACGTCTTGTAGGCTACTATATGCTACGTTAAGCATGTCACCGTGTATCTTAAATTTATCTGCAGCTAGTTTAGCCATTTCTTATTTCTGTTACTGTTAGTACTACGTTATAATTGAGTGTACGGCCTGCTATACCTGTTACACTTATTTCTATATAGTCAGGTGTACTTGCTACTGGTGCTATACTATATACAACAGCAGATAAGCCACTATCCCCACTGTTAACAAAGCCGCTGTCTAAAACCTCAGTCAATGTATTGTTAACATATTTATATAGGCCTAAACTTGTACGTAAAACTGCTTCATTGTTTGCACTATCTAGTACTACACATTTACTCTCTATATAGTAGGCACTTTCATAACTTTCATCTATAAAAAACCTGTTGTCATTTACTAATTTTAGTTCAGTCGCCCTATCATCTGTAGTAGTGCCAGTATAAGTCAATATGAAATTCCTTGCTGTGTTACTTTCGTTGTATACACCGAACAATAAGCTGCCATCTAATTTAGTATATAAGTTATTACCTAGTACATTGTTATACATACCGTCAACAGTATTGTGGTAACCTTTTACACAGTTGTTATAGCCACCTACTTTATTATTAGCACCGTATACTTTATTAGTTATGTTACTTACTGTGTTATTAGCACTATAGCTACGTGCCGTATTTTTGTTATATGTTTCTCGCCTATATGCATGACATTTACCGTTTATAAAGTGGTAACCGTATGCACTGCAAGTAGCTAAGTCACCTGCACTGTCTTTGCCATTTTTAGTAAATGTGACTACACCATCTTCGTCAATTGATTTAACCTTATCTATCATAACCTATACAGTTCAACAGTTGAAAATTTATTTTTGTCAGTATTATATTTTATTTTATTTACCCTATATAGTTGCTCATCTATACGTACACTGTTAGCAAATGTAAAATTGAATATATCTTGTGCATTTAATTTTAACTTGATAGTATACAATAAGCTGTCAGTAGTATTGTACCTTTCTGCAAAATAAGCTTCATAAAATTTGTTATATAAAGTATTGACAGGTGTACTACCTAAGTCAGGTGTATATAAAGGGTTGACTATACCGAAAGTCAAAGTATCAGTATCAGTGTTTGTATTTATTACGTCATTAGCATAGTGGTAGCCACTTGACCACTGTTCTAAATCGTGGTTAAACTGTGTAGGTGTATCACCTATCACTAGTACGTTTTGGTAGGGTGCAGTAACTGGGAAGTCATTTACTACACTATTTTTAAAAAATACACGTGGTTTGTTTTCGTATCCTTTTACCTGGTCACCATCTTCAGTGCCTACATGCATCATGTAACCTACGTCTAGAGAACCTTTATATTTTTGTACGTATGCAGGGGCAAACACTTCGAGCTGTATATCTAGTGTACTTACATTTTCACTATCTAACTGTAAGCTAAAGTTACCATAGTCACTTCCAGTAGCTAAGTTGTACCTATTTAAGTAATAGTCATCATCATCTTCTGCAAATAGTAAATTGATATCTCTAGGTATTTTTATAGGTGCTATTTTAGCATCTTGCATATCAGCTTTGTAAGTCCAGTCAACAATAGTTCCTGCACTAGTGAAGTCCATGTAAGGTTCTATTTTCAATTTGTTTTCTACACTTGTAGGTTCTGCTACTAAGTTGAACATTTTAAAAGTATCACGTAAAATATCTACTAGCTTTATATTGCCTATTCTGTTACGTACCATACCGTCAGGGCTGTCAAGGGGCTGCAGCTGTAACCTAAGCTGATTGAAAGGGTTTTGTACAAAGCCACCACCACCAGTATTGATAAATTGACAGCCGTTGCCACTAGCTTGAAACCTAACTTTTACTGTAGTGTTTTGTGAAATAACAATATCACCGAACATAGTCACAATAGGGTTGCTGTTAGGTGCTATGTTATATGTGTCTATAAGGTAGTCACCATCTGCCATAGTAGTACTACCTGTTACCTCAGCATACATATATATGTTCCTATAGAAATTGGTAGTATTTTTTAGCCTTAGGTAGTGCACTATAGATAAGCTGCCGTAAAAACTAGCTGTATATATATCAGTGCCTAAGTTGAAACTATTGTTAGTATCTTCTTGTGTATGTTGGTAGTCTTGTGCAGTAAAGCTAAATGTAGAAATATCAACAGGGTAGCCACCTGCTGTAAAGTCATCTATAGGGTCTACACTAACTTTTACGTATTCATCATTAGCGTTAGCTACACCTGTGTCTTGGTAAAAACTAGGCTGTGTAGTGCAGTCAAAATATATTTTTTCAAAATATGTAGCATCATCAAAAAAGTCACTATCGTACTCAAAACCTGCAAAGTCAAAAATTTTGTCTATAACATATTTTAGCTTTAGGCATATAGGTGTATTGACCATTTCAATACCGTGTAGGTTTATGTTTTGGCCTACATTGAACGGGTCGTATAGTTCACTATTACCTACTATGTTATACATAACTGCATCAGTAGGTGCTGCAGTAGCTGAATAGCTTGCACCACTTGTAAAATTATCAGGCACGATACCTGTAGTCCATGATGTAGTGATGTTGTCAATACTACTTCCACCACCTATATCAGCATACTTTAGGTGCTGTATATCACCAAAAGTCAAGTCATTGATAGTGCTTTCACCTAGTAAGTCAAATAAGTTAGCTACTTTGTCATAGGCTACAATTTTATAGTAATAGTCTAAGCCTTTTTTGTCAACGCTTATCAACGTAAAAAAACCTGTCAACACATTTATACCGTCTACTTCAATTCTGCAGCTTACACGCTTGTAAGGGTTAAAAGTTGTAGTATACCTATCAGTGTTATAGTAGTGCTCAAAAAATTGGTTGTTAACCTTAGTAGCAGGTAACTGAAAGTCTTTACTATAGCCTGTATTTTTACCCTCAGTGCTTTGTACGTCATCAATAGCAAGTTCTATGCTGATGTTTTCATCACCCATAGTATCAAGCAAAGTTTCTATATCAGTGCCCTGTTGTATAGCGAATAGTTTTACCATATTTAGCCTTCTCTTTGTACCCTATAGTTATGTGACATTTCAACAGTTATAATATACTGTATGACTTTGTCATTTGCTGATGTTTGTTTTATATACTCACTTTCAGTTATTACTACACCTACCCACTCAGCAGTAGCACCTGTACCTACTTGCATTTGCACGTTAGGGCTAGTAAAACAGTGCTTCAAAAAGGCTGCTTCTTCTTCTGTTATAAAATCAGTGTTAGCTTCTATAGTTTCTTTTACTGTGTTTGTTAGCACTTGTGTACCACCAGTGTTTTCACTATAGCTGTAACCGTAAGTGTCGCTATCTTGCCTATAGCCGTACTGTTGTTCATATGTACTACGCTTACTGTTGGAGCTTTGTGTGCTTTTTTTAGTAAAATTATAGTAGTCCCATGCACCAAAACTATTCACCCATGCTAGCCTTAATGTATCAAAACCTTTACAGTCATCCTCTATAACTTTATAGTAATATATTTGTGACTTGATAGCATTACTGTCATTTTCTAAAAATATACTGTAAAAAGCAGTATTGTCTAAGTTAGTTGTAGTTGTAATAGCCATATCTCTGAAATTCTGCATACCTGCAGGTATCCATAGCAGCCCAGTACGTTGTGTCATACCAAAAGTACCTGCTACGTCTTCATAATTGTTATCTAGATTTTGAGAAGTTATGACAGCTTCATTACTATCATAAAAATTATACTGCACCCTAGTCCAATTATTTATATGTGTGTGGTGGGTTCTATTGAAAGCAGCTATACTAGCATAGTCATTAGTCCTTATTTTTTGCAGCTGGTGTTCACTAGTCACGTCTTGCATACTTACAAACGTTGCTACTATACCTGTAGCATCTGTCAATAGTTTACCACTAGCACTGTTACATTTGTGGTCTAGTATAAAAGTAGCATCGTTACCGTCTACATGCTGCCTAGTACCGTTGTATACAAAAAACTTTTTATCTATACCTGCTGTATGTGTCTGGTCAGTAGCATCTCTTAGTATAGTACTTTGCACACCGTTAACTTCGTATTCTTCACCACCACGCAAGTCTACTTGTATTAAGCTGTTTTTATTTTGGCTTATAGTTACTATGTTATGTGTAGCATCTTTTTCTGCATTACTACCGTCTAAGTAAAAAGGTGTAACGTCAGTGCTTAAGTAGTCTTGAAAAATTTTTTCTAGGTGAAAGTTAGCCCTATCATATTCGTTAGGTGGTGCTTTTAGTGTAACTACTACAGTGCCATTTATACTGACTTCTAGTAAGTATTTTAGGTTAGTAGGTGTTATAAAACCTGTAGGGTACACATAGTATGTGCTTTGTGCATTATCTAAGCTGACTACATATTTTTGATATGCAGGATATACACCCATTTCTAGTTTCGTGTTACTTAGTTGTACTGTGCTTTGTGGCATCTTATTTACATTTCTTTTGTTACTGTTCTTATAAAAGCTGCTGCATCTTGTGCATATGCTTTAGCAAATTTTTTAGGCATTGTACGTAAGCCTTGATTCAGTGCATCAGTGAAAAAGTTACTAGGTGCTACACCGTATAGCTTTATACTACGTGCTATCAAAAATACTAAGCTTTTACGCTTTATAAAACGGCCTTTTTCATCACGTGCAGCTTTAAGGCCTTTACGTACTACCCACTTGTCTATCACGTTACTAGGTGGTTGCTTTGTAGTGTACTTATAAGGGCTTCTAGGTGCTTTTTTACTACTAACTGAACCCCTAACACCTTTATCTACTAAAGATGCGTAAGGTGCACCCAAAAAGCGTAACTCAAGCACGCCTTGCTTTACGTTAAGATAGTAACCTAAACTACTGCCTAAGTCACCACTAGCGTTTTTACCTTGTGCATTGAGTATACCTTGTGCAGTCTTTACTACCTTTTTACCGAACAAGTCGAATACTTTTTTTACGTGCTTTGTCTTCACTATAATGTCGCTATAAATACTTCACAGTCTACTACAGCACTACCGTGTGCGTTATGCACAAATAAAGTTTCTATATCATCTTGTGATGTTATAGCTGCTTTGCTTGTAGCACCGTTGCCGTTAGGTGTAAAGTACACTGCACTACAGCCTGCTTTGATTTCAGTAGCTGAAGATGTTGCACTAAAAGCTTTAGTCAATATCAAGTTTTCAGTGTCATCTAAATTAGTAACACGTAAGTACTTTAAGTCTTCTACGTCAAACTGATTGTCAGTTACTGTTGATATAAAGGTTGCTAGTGTTACTGATGAGCTAGCTGGTATGCTAAATATACGTTTAAACACGTTGCCTACACTTGCTATAGTTTTTGTAGTCGTTTGGTCGTATACAGTACCGTTTAGTGTCAAGTTTTCTGCTATTGCTACTGTAAGTGTAGCAGGTGTTACGGTTGTTGCCATTTA